TCTGGGAGAAGCACGGCGCATTCGTACACCAGCAGCTGATCTGGGCGAAAGACCGGCCGGTGTTGGGTCGATCCTGGTACATGTGGCAGCACGAACCGTGCTTTTTCGGATGGTTGAAGGGGAGAAAACCACGCCGGATTACCGACGAATTCCTGTCGTCGGTCTGGCAATTGCCGACGTTGCCGGCTGGGGTGAGCGGCGATCACCCAACACAGAAGCCCATCGAAGTGTTCATCATCCCGATGCTCCAGCATACCTACCCTGGCGAGCTGTGCTACGAGCCGTTTTCGGGTTCCGGAAGCCAGCTGGTAGCTGCCGAAACGGTCGGGCGCGTCTGTTACGCGATGGAGATCGTGCCTCAGTTCGTGGCTGCTGCACTGGAGCGCATGGCCAACATGGGATTGGAACCGAAGCTGTTCGAAGAGACGGAATGATGGAGCCGGGCTGAATGTGGCCAAACAGGGATTTGCTTATGAACCTGAAGCGCCTCTGGAGCGGGCGAAGGGAGAAAGTTTGCGTGCAAACACTGCCCTCCGTGATTACGCGCTCATGGGCCCTGGCCGCAGCCTGCGCAAGCTTTATGAGAAATACCGCGATCAAATCGCGATCAGATCGCGATCAAAAATTCAAGGAATTCTACATTCCAACCTGCCTGGCGAACCTCCTACCAGCCGGCTGGGAACCCTGCTCACCTGGTCGGCAGACTTCGGCTGGCAAGAGCGTGTTGCGATCTGGGAAAGACTCCAGGATGCGCTCGACGAAATCCTATGGATCGAGCGCCGGCGCCAGGCGCGCGAAGAGGAATGGGAGAACGGCTCAAACCTCCTGGATCTCTTTCGCAATGCCATGGCCGAAGCGCCGAAATTCCTGCAGACCACACGGCGGGTCACCAAGGATGGTCGGGAGATCATCACGGTTGCCCTGGATCTTCCTTCTGTCATCAAGTCTGCAGAGGCGGGCACCAAGCTGCGCCGGCTGGCTTCCGGGATGGAGACCGACCGGCAGCGAGTGGAGCATGAAGGTCTGATCCGTAAACCGGACGACTTTACCGAGATGGATGATGACGAGCTTGATCACCTTATCCTCAACCTCAGCGCAGCGGCAGACCCGGGAGAGACTGGCGCAGGCGCTGATCGAGAGACAGCGCCGGAATAAAGCCCAGCCTGGCATCGGCATGGACCTGCTGACCTGGTCGCTGGTTCGGCGCGCCCGGCTCAAGCCCGACGTTTATTTCGACCTGACCACTCATTTCTTCCTGAGAGCCATTTACGAAAGCACCGATCGTGTGGTGGTAATCTACAAAGCCTCCCAGATGGGCGCCTCGGAATATGGGATTTCCTATTCCATGCACGCTGCAGACGTACGCAAGGCGACCGTACTGTACGTCTTCCCGACCGACACACATGTCAGCGATTTCTCCTCAGCCCGGATCGGGCCGGCCATCGAAGCCAGCCCCTACCTGAACCGGATCGTTTCGGAAGGAAATAGCGAAACGGAGACCAGGCGGCGCGGCGCAGACCGGGTCACGCTCAAGCGCGTGGGCGACCGTTTCCTATACCTGCGAGGCAGCCAGGTCAATCCGAGGGGGATGGCGCCCCAGCTCAAGGCCATCGACGCCGACGTGCTGGTCCTGGATGAGGTCGACGAGATGGACCCGCGCGCCCCGGACATCGCGGTTAAGCGCCTGGGTCACTCGACGATCGCCGAAGAGCGCTGGATATCGACGCCGACCTACGCGGCTGCCGGCATCCACGTCAAGTGGATCGAGAGCGACCAGAGAGAATGGCACGTGCGCTGCCAAAGCTGTGGCGAATTCCAACCGCTCACAGTTCAGCAGCTCGTCATCGAATGGGACAGCCTGGGCCGGCCTGCAGCCTGGCATGAGAGCGGCGGCAAGCCTTTCATCGCCTGCCGGAAGTGCGGCTGCGAGCTGAATCGCCTGGCGCACGGCGAGTGGGTAGCTACCTATCCGGAGCGGGAAATTGCCGGTTTCCACCTGACCAAGCTCTTCAGCCCGGTCGCCCGCTTGATGGGGATCATCGAGGCGCTCTCGACGACCGACGAGACCAAGCGTCGAGAAGCCTTCAACCAGGACCTGGGCGAGCCGTACACCCCGCGCGGCGGGCAGATCACGGCAGAAATTCTGGACGCCTGTCGGCGCGATTATGGCCATGGTCCCATCGAAAAAGAAGAGACTTTCGCCGGCATCGACGTGGGCAAATTGCTGCACGTCGTGATCCGGGGACCGCAGGAACCGGAGACAGGCGAGCGCCCCCAGCGCTTCGCCGGCGAGGTGGAGTCCTTCGAAACTCTGGGGAATCTGCTACGAACTTATCACGTGCGCCGTGCGGTGGTTGACGCCCTTCCGGAGACGCGCAAAGCCAGAGAGCTGCAGTCCGCGTTCTATCCCGGCATGATCTGGCTGGCTTATTACGTCACTCAGAAGACGGGCACCAAGCGGGCCGAGCCGGAGCAGTGGGATATCGACAATGGAGTCGTAAACCTGGACCGCACCCGCTCGCTGGATAGGACGTATTCTCGCTTCTTCGAAGGCAAGAACACGCTGCCGGCCTATGCTCGGGACGTGCACGACTATTACGACCATCTGAAAGCCCCTGTGCGGATCCTCGAAGATGGTCCTGGCGGTGAGAAGATCGCCCAATATGTCGAAAACGCTCCGGATCACTTCGCCCACGCTGAAAACTACTGCGACGTAGCCAGCAGTAATCCTTCCGCCGCGATCCTGGACTACTACAAGCGCAAGGCAGCCGAGGCGGCTGAGGCACAGGAGACGAAGGAGGTGCAGGTTGCCTGATTTACCGCCCGGTGTGCAGCCGATTGACCTGAGCACGCCGGCATCCATCAATCCGCCTCAGCCATCGTTTGGGCAGCGTCTGCGCAATGCCTGGGATGCCCTGACCGGCCGGCCATTCGGACCCGGGCAGCCGGTCGAGCCGTCCCTCCCGAAGGATGCTGAGCGCACGCCTGGCCCGCGCCAGTTCGAGTACCCCCCGCTCGTCAACATCCAGCGGATGCCGCGCCGCGAGCAGCCCGGGCTGCTCACCCCATTCGACCAGCTGCGTAACCTGGCTTCGCTCTACGACGTCGCGGCGATGTGTATCGCGGCGCGCATCGAAGAGCTGCAGGGGATGGGCTGGAGCGTGGTGCCAAAAGATAAGAAACGCAAAGATCTGCAGGACGAATGCGACCTGGCGACGGCTTTCTTCCAGAGTCCGGATAAGCACGAAGATTTCCCCTCCTGGCTGGGGATGATCCTTTACGAGCTGTATACCACCGACGCTTTGACGCTCTTTCGCAGGCCCGACATGGGCGGCCGGCTGTATTCGCTTGAGCCGGTGGACGGCTCAACGATCAAGCCGCTGCTCGACGAGCGTGGCCGGATTGGCGGCTACCAGCAGATCATTCACGGGATCGTTGAAACCCAATTCAACCGCCAGGAGCTGATCTACAAACCGCGCTGGGTGCGCACCTTCACTCCCTACGGGTTCCCGCCGACCGAGTGGATCATCTTGCGCGTCAACCAGGCATTGCGCAAGCAGACCTTCGACCTGGCATGGTTCACGGATGGGAACATCCCCGAGATGGTGGCCACGCCTCCTGAGGGGAGCCTGGACCCAAAGCAGACCGAGGAATTCGAGACCTGGTTCAACGCCGTCCTGGAAGGCCAGGACAAGGCTCGCCGCAAAGTCCGCTTCATCCCCTGGAAGATGAACTTCGAGATCTTGAAGCAGTTCTCCTACGAGACGGCGCTTGACGAGTGGATGCTGCGGGTGACCTGCGCGGCCTACAGCGTGCCCCCGCAGGAGCTGGGCTTTACCTACGATGTCAATCGGGCGACAGCTGAGATGCAGGAGGCGGTCAACGAGCGGCGAGGCGTCAAACCTTTGGCAACCTGGATCAAGAACGTGATCTTGGACAAGAATATTCACCAACTGGACCGCTCCCGAAGTGACAAGTCTGTTTCACGTCCAGGCGCCCCCACAAAGCCGGCTGTCTCTCCTTTCTCGCTGATCGAATGGCAGTGGCAGTTCGGCGACAAAACAGACGAGCTGACGCTCGCGCAAGTGCATGGGACGGACATCCAGAACGGCGTGATCACGCCCGACGAGAGCCGGGTGATACGCTATGGCGACACCCTGGACGGACCGGCGCCCGGTCTCCCGGCGCAGCCTTTTCCTTTCGGTACGACTCCGGAGTTCTCGAATCCATCACCAGTGAGCGCGGCGAGCTGGAAGGCAGCGGCACGGGCCAGGCAGGTAAGAAAGGCGGCTGTGCTTAACAACCAGCACACCGGGGCGATGATCGCTTTTCTTCTCCCGCCAGACGCTGCCGGGAAACTTACGATCGCGCCTGCCGCGCTGCGGAATGGCGAGGTGATTCCATCGGATGAGCTGCATATCACCCTGGCATTTCTGGGTGAAACTGCAGGCGTCGACGCCGACAAGGCCACTCTCTTAGCAGCGTTGGATTCGTTTGCAGTTGAGAACAAGCCGCTCGCTGGGATAGTATCCGGGTTTGGTCGTTTCAAAGGTGAAGATGGGAAAGACGCGATCTACGCTTCATTCGACTCGCCCGAGCTGCCCGAATTCCGCCAGAGGCTGCTGTCGGTCATCGGACAGGCCGGCGCGCAAGTAGAGCGCAACCATGGCTTCACCCCGCACATCACCCTGGCCTATATCCCTTCGAGTGAGCCGACTCCGGATCTCGAATTGCCCGAGCTGCAGATCGAGTTCGATGCGATTGCCCTGGCTTGGGAAGAAGCTGTGCATTTGCTGCCGCTTGGGGCCGGTTCTCAGACGGCAAAAGTCGCCGCCGCGTCGGGGGTCGCGGCGGACAGGTTTTTTCAAGGCGCGCTATAGCTGGAGACCCTGGGACATGTTCGAGCAGGCGTTGAACGACCGATTGACCCGAGCGCTGAAGGCGGAAGCCAGCAGACTGGCCGAAGAGATCCGGCGGAATGGCGCCGAGGCATTGCGAAATGCCGAGATCTGGCTGGTGCACCAGCAGCGGTTGATGGATGTCCTCGGTCCAATCCTCGAAGGGATTGCGGCGCGCGGCGTCCAGGCGGTCGTGCAGTCGGTTGGCGCCAGCGACGTCGCGATCAGCTGGGACCTGGTTAACCAGCAGGCGGTCGAATGGGCTCGCGAGCATGCCGGCAAACTGGTCACCCGAGTGAGCGACACCACCCAGCGCATGGTCGGAGATCAGGTCGCCCGGTGGTCGGAGAGCGGCGAGACGCTGCCTGACCTGGTGGACCGCATCGCTGGCCTACGGGATGACGAGGGCGCGCCGATCTTCAACCGCAAGCGGGCTGAGATGATCGCCTCCACCGAAGCGACCACAACGTTCGCATCGGCGAACGCTCAGGCCTGGCAGGCGGCTGGATATGCGCCGGCAGTGTTCCATCCCTCAGCTCACGTTCGCTGCCGCTGCATGATTAAGCCGGTACGACTGCCGGATGGTTCGAAGGTCATCATTTGGGAGACTGCCCGGGATGAGCTGGTTTGCAAGCAGCCTATCAAGACGCCCTGGGCAGAGGTGGAAGGCTGCCGTGCTTTGCATCGGGTGATCGTCAGCGCTGGGCCTTATCTGGGTCGCAAGCTGAGCGAGGTCAGGTCATGAGCGACGTGTTCGACTACGAGCGCGACATGCGGGAGCTCGAGCGTGCCATCGAGCAGCTCCCAGAGCTGGCTCTTCAGGCTGCCGAGCCGGCGATGAACCAGACCATGCTCTTCTTGCACGGCCAGATCCCCGAGTATCCGGATCAGCCTGGCCCTGGCGCACCCTCGCCGCTGCGCACGCGCAAGCAGGTGCGCTATTTCTTCGGAGCCGTGAAACGGGGTGAGATCCCAGGCTGGAAGTGGGTCATAGACGAAAAAGGGCGCGGGCATCCGGAAGGACAATATCGGCGGACTCTGACTCTCGGGCGCAAGTTCACCACCTCGGTCGAGCAGATCGAGAACGGGGTGCTCGGCGAGATCGGCACAGACGTCCCTTACGCGCCCTGGGTGGTCGGGCCGGCTTTCCCCGGGGAGGAGATCCGCGGCCGGATGATGTTCCAGGCGCGTATCCACGAAGACCGCTGGTTCCGGCTGGGCGACGTGATTGTCGAAAACGTCGATGCAGCCTGGGACATTTTTACAGAAGAAATGCTGGCCGGGCTGGAACAGGCCTGGCCGCAAGGAGAGTGATCATGTCCGATCAATTTACCGGGCGCGGGCTGACTAAAGTCAGCGCCACAAAAGAAAATGAATTCTGGTGGGGGTGGATGGACTTGCATAAGATCGACGCCGAGCAGCGCATCATCGAAGGCTTTGCCACGACCGAAGAGATCGACGACGAGGCCGGCATCTGGCAGGGTCAGATGTATAAGGGCGACGTCGTCTCTGCCGAGGCTGTAAAGGAAGCCCTGCCTGATTATATGGAGTGGGCGAATCTGCGCGAGATGCACGATCTCAGCGCAGTGGGAGTCGTGATCAAGGCCGAACTAATCGATGGCGACGTCGAGGTCGATGGGCGTACTTACAAGAACCCCCTGCACATCGTCGCCAAGGTGGTTGATGACGAGGCCTGGAGAAAGGTCAAAGAAGGCGTCTATAAAGGCTTCTCGATCGGCGGCAAGGTGATCAAGGCTGTCCTCGAGAAGATCACCGGCCAGCTGGTCCGCAAGGTCGTCAAGCTGATGATGGTCGAGATCAGCCTGGTGGATCGGCCGAGGAACCCCGGAGCGCGCATCCTGCTCTGGAAGTCGTTCAGCCTGGACGAGCAGACCGAGAATATTCGATCTGCCTGGTACAAGCAGTTCCGATCGTCAGTCGTCCCCAAATTGAAAAGCGATGAGGCTTGGGTCAAGGAGGTGTTCAGCGATCGCGTGATCGTCCACACGCAGGATGGGTTATACGCTTACGCCTTCACCGTGGACGCCTCCGGCGAGATCGTCTTCGATCAGCCGCCGGTCAAGGTCAGGGTCGAATATCTCTCCGAAGGTGAGCCGACTCCAGGCGCGGGCGAAGAACCTGTCCAGAAGGCGAGCTATCCCTGGGATAAGTGCGTCCGGGAGCAGACCGAGCGATACGGGTCTGAGGAGACCGCGAAGAAAGTCTGCGGCATGATTCGCTCCAAGTACGGCCATAAAGCGGCAACAGGCGATGATCTGCCGGCAAATGCCGAGCCAGACATCGTATATGACGGCGAGCTCGATTCCATTCTGGTTGAAATCGAGACCGAACTGGGGATCTCCCCCAAGAAAGTCAAGTTGGAAGGAGGAACGAAGGTGACCAAATTGCAAAACACGAAAGTTCAGAAAGTGGCGGTCGATCCGTCCAAGGCGGTCTCGATGCTCCAGGCTTTGCGCGACGAGGCCGAGCTGAATGGCGACCTGGACGGCGCCAGCCTGTTCTCGCAGGCCATTGCCCTGTCCATGCAGGCCGGCCAGGGCGCGCCGGAAGAGCCGGAGCCGGAAACAGAGACCGAAACCGAGACACCCGAAGGCGGCGAAGAAACGCCTCCGGAGGCCGGCGAGGAAGAGATGCTGCTGGCAGCCAGAAATGGCAACTTGAAGAAAGCCGGTCGCATATTCAGCGGCACGAGTGCCACCGCGATGCATGGCGTGATCCAGGCCTTGGCCAAGCTCCTCGCCGGTTCCGGCGATGAGACCGCGAACAAGATCCTCGGCTGTTATGCGCCGCCTGCTGAACTGCCTGCCGAAGGAGGCGAAGCGGCGAAGATCGCAGGAGCCAAAGACCTGCAGAAAGCCTTCCAGCCGGCGCTGGATGGCTTCCAGAAGGTCCTGCAGGATTTCTCCCAGCGTCTGGAGAGCCTGGAGCGGCTGCCTGCGCCTGGCGGGCCTGTGCTGCGCGCGGTCGATAAGACCATCGCCGGGCAGGAACCGCCGGAGACCGAAGAAGGCAGTGGAACTCACCCAAGCGTGGCCGAGCTGCGCAAGCTGGCGGCTCTCGAGCCGAATCCAATCAAGCGGGCCGAAATAGCCCGGCAGCTGTTCATTGCCGAGCAAAAGACGGTCAAGAAGTAACTAACCATTTCACAAACTGGAGGTTTGAAATGACCCAACTGATCAACGCAGACGGCCGGGACGTCACCCAAGAGACTCTGGCCGCAATCAAGAAGGTGATGGGGGATGGCCAGGGGCTGGAGAAGGCCGAGACCGTCGCCACCGCTCAGGGATTGGTGGCTTACGATCTGGAAGCCCCGTCCAAGAATCTGTATCCCGTCCTGACGCCGCTTCGCAACCGGATCCCGCGCCGCACACGCGGAGCTGGGGCTGGCGACGGCGCCCATTGGAAGGAAGTCAGCGCCATCACCGGAGGCGGGGTGTCCTCGATGCCCTGGATCCCCGAGGGTCAGCGCGCCGCAAGGATGTCGCTGACCACGGCCGACAAAAGCGCGGCATACGTCACGCTTGGCGAAGAGGCCGACGTGACCTTCGAAGCCCAGAGCGCAGGCGAAGGGTTCGAGGACGTGATGGCCTCGACTGGCATGCGCCTGCTCCACTCCATGATGATCAAGGAAGAATTCGCCATCCTGGGCGGCGACCGCAACGTGGCGCTTGGGAAACCGGATGCTCCGACTGTCACCGTCACGGCGACCGGCGGCAGCATCGACGCCGGGGCAAACACGAAGGTGCGTGTGCGCGTCTTCGCCCTGACCCTGGAAGGCTACCTGGCGGCCACCCTCGCAGGCGGCATCAAGCGCCAGGTTACGGTCACCGGGATGGACGCCAAGACGTTCACCCTCAACGGCGGCTCTTCGAAGGCTTCAGATGCCGGCTCGGCCGACATCTCCGGGTCAACGAACATCGTCGCAGCCACGGTGCCTGTGGTCAAGGGCGCGGTCGGTTATGCGTGGTTCGTCGAGCTGGGCGGGGCGAGCGAGAGCCAGGCTAACAGCCATCTGGAGGCGATCACCACGATCAACTCGATCAATCTGACCGCATTGAACGGCACCTACCAGGCGCTCAATGCCTCGGGGATGAGCATCACCTCAGACTACAGCAACAACGTCGATAAGGCTTTCGACGGATTGCTGTATATCGCCTACAACTCTGCCCTGGCCTACTACCTGGCGCTGGCGACCGGCACGGCCGGCGCCGGCACCGGCCTGACCGCCAGCGGTCGGGGAAGCGTCGACGAGATCGACACGATGTTGGAGGCTTTCTGGTCAAGCTACCGGCTTTCCCCGGAGGAAATCTACGTCAATGCCCAGGAGCTGCGCAATATCAGCACCAAGGCGATGACAGCTTCCGGTGGAGCGAGCCTGATCAGCATCATCCAGCCAAACCAGGGCCAGGCTGCGCCGCAGATGATCGCCGGCAATGTGGTCGGATACTACTTCAACCCGTTCAGCCTCGACGGCGGGCAGATGATCCCGATCAAGCTGCACCCCAACCTGCCGCCCGGAACGATCTTCACCTGGGCGCAGAACCTGCCCGGCCATTACCAGGCTGCCAACGTCCCGGAGACCTGCCGGGTCCAGTGCCGGCGTGACTACTACCAGATCCCCTGGCCGCTGGTCACCCGCGCCAACGAAACGGGCGTCTACGCCGAAGAGGTGTTGATGGGCTATGCCCCGTTCGCGCTGGGCATCCTCACCAATATCGGCGACGCGTAGCCAGAGCGATGTTTGCGTGCAAACACGAAAGAGGTGAAACCATGAGCACGAAACGAGCCTGGCCGGTAGTACTGTCCGTGATCCTGGCGCTGGTCCTGGTTGTATCGGCGATCGGCGCCATCCGCAGCCGCGCAGCGCCATTGCCGATCCCGACGCCCGTGTCCAATCCGAGCGGACGAATCTCCTCGGCGACCGGGCCGCGCTACCCGATCAACTTCTTCAAAGATCAGCCTGTGACGGCCGATCTGCGGGGAGCCCCGGTCAGCCTGTCGGAATACAACATCCTGGACATTCAATTCGTGATCGATCAGGTGATCACGACGCCTAACACGGTCACGCTGAAGGTCCAGTACTCCAATGACGGCGTGAACTGGGTGAGCGGAGCCAACCTGGTAGCCGATAACGCAGCCGATGCGACCGACCTGATCCAGCTCAACAACTATGGCCGCTACACTGCGATCTATGCTGACGTGACGAACACCGAGACGATCACGGTCAGCGTGATTGCGGTGGCAAAATAGCTGATCCGGCGCCGCGGGCGACCACGGCGCCGGATGGAGCGCGGTCATGGACTACACGACGCTGGAACAGGTAAAAGCGATTCTCGGAGCCGAGAAGGTAACCCACGACGAGCTGCTGGCCGGTTTTATCACGGCTGCCAGTCGGGAGTTCGACCGGCGCTGCACAGGCGTCGCCAGGCCTGAGGCGCACGATTACTTCACGCTTGCGGATGTCTCCGACCAGGTGCTTCGGGCGCAGGTTGACGTCCAGGGCTGCCTGCTGTGCTGGCCACGCAAGCCGGTCGTCAATAGTGTGAGCGCCCTGGCCTACAGGTTGAACCCGCTGGGATCCTGGATCGAGGTCGACCCGACGAAGTTCGTCAGCTTCGACGGAATCCTGGTGACCGCCTGGGTCAACCTGATCAGCCAGCGCGGCAACCGAAACCTGCAGGCGAAGATCAGCTTCAACGGCGGTTTCGCAGACGAACCCGGTGACCTTCCGGCTGACCTGGTCGAAGCGGTGACCGTGCTGGCCGTCCGTTTTTATCGGGAAGGCGAGACCGGCCTGACGGATAGCATCGGCGTGGCCGAGCTGGGGACTCTGACGTACACCAAGGCGCTCCCGGTGCGCGTCAAGGAGACCATTCGGCAATACCAGCGCACTGCACCCTGGTGATGAGGTGATCGATGAGCGTGAAGACAATCAAAGAGCGGCTGGAGCTCGTCCAGGAAGGTCGCGTGGCGACCGAAGAGCTCGAGGCGATCGCTGGCATCGAGGGCGTGAACCGCGCCTACGCGCGAGGTCCTATCAGCCTGCCTCCTAGCGATCTGCCGATCTTCGTGAACTTCACCGGGCCGGCGTCGGAAGACTGGCGCATTCTGGGTGAAACGCTCGATCAGGAAAGCCGGGCTTACATCATGCGCTTGTATGTGCGTCCCTGGCTGCAGGGGATCGATGGCGAGGCCGAAGAGCTATGCGAGCCGTTCTTCGAGCGGGTGCGCGATAGGTTCGCTAGCCGGCCTGGTCTCGGCCTGGGCGCAATCGATACACAGCTTCCCGGCATTGACGCCGTGCTGCTGGGCGACAGCGGTGTGGTCGGTTTGCGCTATCCTGTCGGGGGCGGCGACATGTTTATCGGGATCGAGTTTCGTTTGCAGGTCATGGAGATCGTCAAGAGGAAATACGATCCCGGCGAGTGAGGTGGTTATGGAAACGACCAAGTGCCCGCGCTGCGGGCGAAAAATCAAGCTGCAGCCGCACCCGGAGAAACCCGGCCGGCTGATCGGCAACTGTGAATGCAATCCCCTGGGCCCGGTGATCGAGACAAACGCCGCGCCTAAGATAAAAGGCGAGACTGGTCTCGCCAAGGAGAGGGATGAATGACCGCTCCATCTGTAAAGTTCCTGCCAACCGGTCTGCGAGCTGCGCAGATCTTCGAGCTGGACCCCAACGGCCGGCTGAAAGCGACGAGCACCAGCCCCTACTATGGGATCGTGATCAGCGGCCCGAAAACCTTCACCCGTAACTTGCCGGCAGCCCGGGTGATCACTCATGACGGTGGGGACGGCGTCCTGGACACAGATATGCTCCCGCCTACGGAGTCGCCAGGCGGCGAGCTGAGCGCCGGCTATGTGGATTTCAATTTGATCGCGGCGATTGCCGGCGTGAAGGTGGTCACCATTGGCGAAATGAAGGGGATCGCCGTTGCGACAAGTAAAGAGGGCTTCGAAGCTGAGGTCGGGCTGGTTCTGCAGCAACAAGGTAAGGACGACAGCGGGAGCCGGCTTTGGCGCTCGATTGATATGCCCAAGGCGCTTCTTCGCTGGCAGGGAGGCGGGATGGTCGCCGAAGCCTCCAACCAGGTCTTCCAGATCGTCCCCAGCCGGGTGACCAAGCATCTGTGGAGGGTGGCATTCAGCCTGGCGACCGATGGTTGCACGAAAGCCTTCTTCCGGGATTGGGTGACCCAGTATTACCGGATGGTTGTTGCCTGGAAGGGCGATGGCGTTGCCACGCAGTTTCTGTTCGACACCGACCTGCCAGCAGTAGCCACGACCAAGATCGCCGGCGTCTGGGTAAACGATGTGCTGGATGCCTCTGCCGCGCTTGCCCTGACAGGCGTCACTCCAACGACCATGCCAGCGGATGGCGACATCATTGTCGTTTCCTACGAAGTCGCCAATCCGGAAGAGATTTAGCCGTGAAGACGAAGACGGTCGAATACCAGGACGATGAATTCAAAGCGCACATCGTCGTGCGGCGCGGCTCGATCCTGGAGAATCTGGTACGAGAGCAGCTCAAGCAGAACTCGCTGAGACCGAAATCCGACCAGCCGAAAGAAGATGGTACCAGCGAAGCGACTGCAGTTTCACCAGTCGATCTCTTCGAGGAAGCCAGGAGGACGGTCGAGATCGTGGTCTGGCCGACCATATTCGCTGGGACCATCGAAGGTGTAATCTACAATCCGGATGGCTCGATCCTGGCAATCTGGCCGTTCAGCTTCGACATGTTCCTATCGCTCAGCCTCTCACAAGAGTTGGTCGACGCCTGGGTTGGGGCGATCTGGGAGCTGAACCCATCCTGGGAGCCGAAGGAACTGCCCAAGAGCGACGAGGAGCGCAAAGCCGAAAAAAAAGACTGATCGCGGCCGGCGACCGGGTCGACCAGTTCCTATGGCTGCTGGTCGAAGCCGAGCTGGACTTGGAATCGGGAAAGCCTTCCGGCGCAATCCTCCCCGACCAGCTTCAGCTCCATGACGAAGAGTTTGCGTTGAAGCTGTTCCCATACATGGAGGCTTTCGACTGGCGATTGCTACCCAGCCAGATCTTGGCGGAGGACCCCGAAATCCTGGACGACCAGCTTGTACTGCGCGGGCGCAAGTCGATCATCAAAGAGCTGCTCCGAGAAGAGCGCGGGCTGTATAAGGGCAAATAAAACTCAACTATGGACGAGCGCATTCTGCAGGCGATCCTGCGCTTCACGATCGATCAGCAGGGAGTAGAGCGGGTCAAATCCGGCTCGTCGACAGTCCGGAAGGAGCTGGAGAAGATCCAGCAAGAGGCCAACCGGACGCGCGAGCAGATGGAGAGACTGACCGGGCTGGGGCTAAAGCTGGCCGGCTCTGGCGCGGCTCTCACGGCTCCCCTTTTACTCTCCATGCGCGCTTATCTCCAGAGCGCTGACCAGGCCGATGCGATCTCTCGACGCTGGAACGCTGCTACAAAAGAGATCGAGCAATCCCAGTCCCGGGTCGGGCGAGTGGTGGCATCGCGGGTCATTCCCTACATGGAGATCGCTGCTCGTCTGGCTGATAAGATGGCCGATGCAGCAGAGAGGAGCCCAGGCGTAATCGGGGCGATTCTCGGAGTCGGCGCCGGCCTGGTCGGGAGTGGCAGCCTGATCACGATGCTATCGCAGGGGATCAAGATCACGGCAGATCTCAAGTTCCTGGCTGCCGCCAGCCTGATGGATAAAGCAGCCGACAAGATGCTTGTCGCCGGCGGGGAAATGAGCGCAGCCAGCAAGACTGGCCTGGGTGGGATTATATCGAAAGTCGGCCCCCTCACTGCATTGGGAGGAGCTGCAGCTGCTGCGGGAGCGACTGCGGTTGGAACAGCCGGTGCCTATCAAATCGGAAAAGAAGGACCTGGATCGATTTTGAAAGGCGGTACGCCGACTCTTGCCGCGTCCTTGGCGATATCGCCTCTCGGCCCTCTGATTGGTCCTTACATGGCAGTTGGTGGGCTCTATGGGATGCTGAAAGGACCGATCGGCGAATCTGCTCAGGACTTGCCTGTTATCGGCAAACTGGTTCAGCTCATCCGCGATCTGGGCGTTAGCTCTGGCCAGGCCTCTGGCGATATCGAGGGCCTGGTTCGATCTTTCGACACGCTCTCCTCCGACCAGCAAAGCTCGCTCGTGAAGGTCATGGCAAATTTCCAGCAAGCGGAGATCGACGCCGCTCAGAAGCTCTCTCAGGATCGGCTAGAAGTCGAGCAGCAAACCGAGGAAGAGCGGAACAGCATTATCGCAAGAGCTGGCGCGGAGCGCGTCCGCCTGGAAGCGGATTACGAGCGCGAGCGCAGCCAGGCAATCGCCGATGAGAATCAGCGGAGAGCCTACGAAGAACAGGACCGCCTTCGCCAGATCCAGGATATGCGTGAGGCGGCCGAGCGGGCGGACGCCGAATCCAGGCAGCAGGAAGCCGAACAGCAGGCCAGGCTGGCGGAAAGTCTCGCCGAGCGCCTTGCAGCCCTGGCGAAAAGTTCCCACGATCAGCTCGAGAGCCTGGAGAGTCAGCACAAAGAGCGTCTGCGCCAGATCGAGCTTGGCCACCAGGAGCGAGTCGAAGACCTGGTCGCCTCCCGGGATGCCCTGGGTCTTGCGCGTGAGAACGCAAATTATGCGCGAGAGAAGGCTAAAGAGAACCGCCAGTACAAGGAACAGCGGGCGGAGATCCGTAAGCAACTCGCCGAACAGACCGCGGAAGTCCGCGCCGAGATCGCCAAACAATCGGCCGAGATCACTGCAAGCTTCGCTGAACAGCGCGCCGAGCGCCAGGCGGAAACCGAGCGCCAGATCCAGGAGCAAGAAGAGCGGAACCGAGTCATGGATCAGCGCGAGGAGGAGCAGTTCCAGGAACGGCTCAAACGGATGGACGATCAGCACAAGCTCGAAATGGACCGCCTGGAAGATCAAGAGAAGGACGAGCTGCGCCAACTGGACATCCAGAAAGCTAAATACCTGGCTGAACTGCAGCGGCGTTACGAGGAAGAACGACGAGCCCGGTCGAATGCGCTTCGCACGCAAACTAACGAACTGCTGAACATCCAGCAGCAGGGTTACGACAGATTGGCAACAGCGACTAAGTCTTACGTCGATAAGCTGCTAGCCGAGGCGAACCGGTTAGAGACAGGTAGCAGCACAGGCGCCACCACAGGCCGGCAATCCGGTGGGTATGCCTCCTACGGGCGATACTGGCTAGGGGAGGCCGGCCGCGAATACGTCTTGAATGCCCAGGCTACACGCGCAGCAGAGATGGCCATGGGCGGGTCTTTGTCTCAAGAACGCATCCTGATGGCG